CATAAGTATCTCCTGCGTCTGGCTCAGAGTAAGACTACTCTAGATTTAGACTTGCTACAGAAGTTGGTTGAACATAAGATAGGAGGAACACATGGACACAGGTATACCTCTCTCGATGAATCTAGTGGAACTTTCCTGAACATCGCTATCAACTGGGCAAGTCACCTGACTATCTCTTCAAACCTATCACGACTGCTAGGAACAGTAGATCGACCTGTATCTTTCCAAGAGATCTTCTTAACCGAAGGAGCGTTTGTGACCTGGATATTCAATGATGTCGTCATCTCCCCACCTTACGGGATCATCCTTGTCGTGGACACTGATAATCTAGAGGAGGTGGGAGATCAGGTAGTAGATGCGGATGTCGAGTACCCGCCCTTCAACTTCCCAGAAGATCCGAGTTACTACTCCTGTGCAACCGAGGTCAAGCTCTCTGCTCGTGCTATTGACACCGCGGTTCTGTCTACCTTCCGCATCCCTGGCACAGTAGTTAAGTCAACTGTAGAGGATGCACTAGCTGAATTATGTTTAGCAGAGTTGACACGGTCAGGAGAATTGGTGAGTAGGGGTCACGTAGTCTCAGCTCAGATCTCTGTGAGAACCATTGTGGATATCCCTGAGGTGTCATATCTCTTGGCTTCGGAGCTGCTCACAGGAGCAGCCCGTGCATTAGTTGCTTACATATCCTCTCGTGCCCTGGTAGGGAGTGCTGATCGACAGACTCGTCTCAGAAACAGAAAGGACCTGCTGCATTCTGCAGCCAGGCGATTACTACCCAGGCTTCTAGGCACGATTGTAATGATAGAGGGGGGGGTATGGAACGTAGGGATCTCACACAATAACCGAGCCTCGTTGATCACATTGTGGAGATATATGGTGGTTCGCAGATGCCTAGAGCTGGTGGAGGCTGACCCGGTCCTTCTTGTGGTCTATTCTCGTGGGTCTACTTCTGTGTCCCGAACTCTCTCTGCAAATCTGCTGACTTGGATGATGGTACAAGCAAACAGGACACAGGTCAATTATCTAGCTGTGAAACGAGTGGCACGTGTAACCAGAGCTGTCAGCCAGATCCCTGATGAGATGGTACGAGTCCACCACCTGATGTCAATCTACTCAGCCCTCGAATTGGACCATATAATCTGTCGAGATGAGACTTCGGCCATGGAGGTTCTACGATCCTTACGAACCACTAGGGGCGAGCTTCAGCCATATAGAGAAGTAGAGTATGTGACCCTTCCTCTAGCCCCTATGCAAGTAGTGCTCTGCTGCTCGATAATTGGATCACCTCAATTCTGGGAGGATATCAGTCACCCATTCACTGATGATATGACGTACAGATCATGGAGTTTGAGACCCTACTCACTGCTTGGTAGTAGTGCGTACAGGTGGGCATATCTGGCTAACTTCCTTCAGCCCGAGGGTCATGTATTGATCTTAGGCATCGGAGAAGGAGACATCCTCAAGTGCATCCCCCCAACTTGTTCGGTCACAGCCGTAGATACATGCACTTGGCTCGAGCAGTTTGGGCAGTCGAGTGTATCCCATAGGCCCGGGAGGCCCTTAGCTGGGTACACCCTACACCCTGTATCTTGGATGAAAGGGGGGGATATAACACGTTCCTCTGTCATGTCTGTCTTAGAGGCTGAGTGTCAGGCCAGTGTGTACACAGCCGTCGTGATAGATGTTGAAGGGGTTGCTGTTCACCAGCGCCTAGAGATTAGGGAGCGGCTGGCTGCCACAGGAGTGCCCGCGTATGTACGAGTACTATTCCAGTCCGTCAGAGACAAGGAGCTTACTGTCTGTGCATTCTTAGCCTCTCACTCACCC